CGGCTTGCCGTAGCCGTTTCCGCCCTTGCCGACCTTGGGCTGCCAGCCGAGCCGTCGAAATTCCGCGAGCACCGCTTCGAGCGCGCCGTCGGGGAGCCCCTTCGAAGAGGTCCGGCCCGTCACGCGCTCCAGGAGCGCGCGATAGTCGTCCTCGGCGAGCGCCAGCTGGCGGCGCGCGATCTGAACCTTGGCGAGGAGGGTGCTGGTCATCTCACGTTCCTCTCGTCCTGAAAGGCGTCGGCCGTCGATGGGTTGCATCCAATTACGCAAGCGATGGAGCCGCTTCCCCATTCCCGAGAAAGGGTCAGTCGGTTCTTGCCATGAAACTCTGCGCTGGCGCGGGGAGCATCACCCAGAAGATTTCGCTCAATTTCCATCACGCCCTCCCGATCGTCGGCATGGGGGCATCGCTCGCCACGCTCATTGCGGCGGCTTCGAGCGAGCGCAGCGCATCCTCGAGGTGGACGAGCGGCAGCGCGGCCGAGCCGTCCTCCATGCGGCGTGCCTGAGCGATCGCCTGCTCGAGCACGTAGGTCGCGACCTCCGCGCGGGAGAGCGCGGACAACATCGTCGAGCGCATCTCGAGCAGGGTCGGGACATGATCGTCGTCGGTCGTCACCAGCACGACGAGCGCCTGTTTGCCCGCCGCCAGACCGGCGGCGAGATCGGCGAGGAGCGTGCGGGAGGTCTCGGCGCGGTCAGCCATCGACGCTACCCTCCCTGGAACGATCCACGAGGAGCAACGGCTTGCGACGGGATTTTCGGTCGAGTGCTGCCGACTGCTTCACTTCGGCGAGTTGCTCGAGCAGGTAGCCGAGCACTTTCGGATCCTCGACCGCGAGCTTGACCGTCAAGATCGACTTCGTTTCCCGAACGCTCGCCGAATAGTCGATGACCCGAGCTTCTCCGGCCTTCCACCAGATCGACGGATAAAGGTCAGCCATCGGCGCGGCCCTCCGCTCTGAGATCCATCGCGGCCATGTCGAGCGGCAGCGGCATCGTCGTCGGCCGCATCTCGCCGCACCAATCCACCGAGCTCGTCGGTGGCCACACGGCGGACGAGTTCGAAGCGTCGTAACGATCGAGCTGGAGACGCGGCGAAGAGCGGCGACACTCGCCCCAGGCGGACCGCTTGTTCTGCGTCGCCTTCGCGTCGGGATGCCAGTAGGCGCAGAATTCGCAGGTGTAGGACATCGTCACGCCCTCTCGATCGCGGTCACGGTCGGCCGTGTCACCGTCGCCTCGGGGTCGGCGCCACCGATCCGAGCGATCGTGTGCCGCGCCGATCGCAGGGCCGGGAGAGCCAGGGTGCAGCCCGAGCATCCGCAACCGGCGGCGCGCTCGATGGCAGCCTCGAGCACGAGCTCGGCGGCGGTCGCCAACTGGCCCGTATCGGCCGACTTCAGGATCGAGGCACGCATCATGCCGCCCTCGAAGAAGATGGAAATGACCGCCATCACACCTCTCCCGCCGCCAGCTCGACTTCGAACGGCTCGGCCACGAAGGCCTCGCCCTCGGTACCGATCGAAACGCCCGGGATCGTCCGGGCGATCTCCGCGTCGGCGAGCATCGCTTCGCGATTCACCTCCTCCTTGACCCGGACGAACCGGCCGAGGCCGAGGGTGCGGCAGGCGTCGATGATCACCTCGACCGATCCCCGCAGCGTCACGCGCGGCGGCTGGATCCGCCACTTGACCTCACCGGTGCCCAGGTTCACCGTCTTGGTGCGGTCGCCGCCGGTGAGCGCGGTGCGGTTCGCTTCCGCCCAGATCTTGAGCCCTTCGGTGAGGCGGCTCGCCTCTTCCTGCAGCGGGATCGCGGCAGCTTCCGCGGCTTCCTTGAGCTTGGTGACCTTGTCGTTGAGGTCGGCCTGCGCCCGCGTCATCCGACGGGTGACGACGCCGAGACGGGCGAGCGCGGTGGCCGCCTCTTCGCGCGTCTGCGGCACGACGATGTTCGCGCCGGCCGTCTTGGTGGTGGTCCGTTTGGCCATGTCAGGCATCCTTCGAAAGCTGTTCGTAGGTGGTTCGGAGGGCACCGAAGGCGTCCTCCAGGTCGGCGAGGCGGCGGCCCAGACGGTCGATGGCGTGCGCTTCGGCGGCGGTTCCGATCGTCTCGCCGACCTGCCGGCGAGCGGTGAGCACCGGACCGATGGTCTCCAGCGTCCGGACGATGCCGGCCCAGATCTCGTCGTCGAGCACCGGCGTCGTCATCGCCGCCCCTCCAGCTCGGCGAGCCGCGCTCGGCCGGCATCGGTGATTTCGCGGGTGCCGCAGACGTCGGCGAGCAGACCGGCCCGGACCATCGGCGCGATCGTCCGTTCCTCGAACGGCCGGCTGCGAGCGCCGCGTCGCTTCCACGTCCGCCCGACCAGGACGAGCCGTCCGGCGCGAGCGGCGATCAGCGCGGCGACGCGAGCTTCGGAGAGCGTGATCATGACGCACCACCTTCCGGCGCCTCCGGCTGCCCGGCACGGCGCTCTCGTCGCATGATCTCGGTCAGGTCGACGACGTCTCCCCCTCGCGCGAGGGCGAGAGATCGGACGACGTCTCGATCGACCTCGCGCGCCCAGGCGTTGTGATAGGTGTTCGCCGCGCGCTTCCACCGGTCGACTTCGGCGCGTGAAGCGTGCAGCTCCGCCGTCAGTCGATCGGCGGCCGCGGCGCCCTCCTCGATCACTTCGATCTGACCGATGATTTCGCCGAGTGCTGCCTGGAGGATGACGACCCGGCGACGATCGATGACGATCTCCCGCGCGGTCGGTCGAGCGACGAGCTCGTCGACCAGCATCATCTGGATCTCGCCGAGCACCTTCGACGGCGCCGGCGCGTGACGGACGTTCATGACTTCACCTCGCGGTTGGGACAGGTGCGGCAGGCGCGCCGCAGATGGGCGCGGGTCGAATTCGTCGCCCGGAAGGGCGCGGATTGTTCTTGCCGGCAGCGATCGCGGCCGATCTCGTCGAGCACCGGACAGATCACCGTGGCGCCCATCAGCGCGCCGCGTGCGATGTGCTCGACGCGACCGAGATCGCCCCGATACGTCGCCGCGATCACCTCGTGCACGACCGACGGCGAGTAACCGAGGCGCTTGGCGGTCTCCCGCACGGACGTCGCCGCCACCTCTTCGGCGATGGCGACGACCCAATCGGGCGCCGGATCCCAGGCCGTATGCGCGCGGGCGACGTAGTCGATGGCGGCAGTCGCGGAACGAGGTCCCCGGATCATTGGGTCACCTCCTCGGCTTCCGTCTCGCCGACCACCTCGTTCCGGTTCGGGTCCCAGACGAGCTTCGCACGCAAGATCTGCGGCGCCAGCGATCCGCTGTTCATCGACGGTCGCAACCGGTAGCGGGCCTGACGTCGCGAGGTCGCCGTAGCGACCATGGCGAGATATCCGGCGGCGGAGAGCATCTTGACGTAGCTCTTCGCGGTCCATTCGGTGACCGGCCGCTCCTCTGTGGCCGCCGCGATCGCGAGTTCGCGCGGGGTGAACTCCTTCAGAGCGCGCATCGCGGTCCACAGGGCGTCCTGGCCGAGGGAGACGATCCGACCGTCGTTGGTGATGTGCGGCAGCAGGACGGGCCGCCGTAGCAGGCGATAGCCGCCGTCGACTTGCTCCGCGAGACCGGCACGCACGAGGGTGCCCATCCATCGGCGCACCGTCGACAATTCGGTGCCGTTGGTCTGACCGAGCACGTCGGCGACCGTGAACGGTCGGCTGCGATCGGCCGCGGTCAGGTCTCGCACGACCGACCACATGTAGGAGGATCCGCGACGCACGGGTCGGGTCCGATCGACCTTGAGGGCGAGGATCGCGGCCATCACGCCCCCCTCGGCCGCGGCGCGGCGCCGGTGTAGAAGGCTCCGCCGAAGTCGCTCGCCGCCATCGATTTCAGGCCGGCATTGCGCGCCGCCTCGACGACGAGATCGAGATTGACCACGATGCGGCGGGCTCGGCCTTGGCTCTCGCGCCGGATCCGCTCCAGGAGGTCGTCGGCGATCTCGATCGGCGACAGCAATCGCGCCAATGCACGAGCATCCTCGAGATCACATGGCTGGGCGGGCTCCCAGACGAGCACGCGATTGTGCACCCGCTCCACCTCGGCGAGCTTCGCCGGCAGCTTCTCTTCGCCGAGTAGGAGCACCGGCGCGCCGCTCTCCTCCTGGATCTGGCGCACCATCTCGATCATGTGCTTGTCGCAGAGCTTGTCGGCCTCGTCGATGATCAGCGGGCGGTCGTCGTCGACCAACGTCTCCACCACGCGATCGACAAGCTGGGCGATCGTGCCCTTCGGTTCGACGTTGAGCTCGAGACACATCTTCTCGAGCAGCACCTTGCGCGACCAGCTGTCGCCGACTTCGACGCGCGCCGCTCGCGTCTTGTTCTGGACGTAGATCGCCGAGTACGTCTTTCCGAAACCGCTGTGACCGTAGAAGACGCCGAGACCGGGCCGGCCCGGTCCACGATCCATCAATCGACCCATCGTCGCCATGCAGGCGGCGACGTTCTTCAGGAGGGCGACGGTGCCGCCGGTATTGACGCTCAAGGGTTTCATCGTCATGGTGACCTCGTGTTCACTTCATCGCCCCGGCTCGCCGGGGCGTTTCTTTTTCGAACTCAACGCAACACTTGCTCGCCACCATCCTCGTAGAGGGTGCGCATGGAGCGATACTCGGATCCCTGCTGGTAGCCGCCGAGCCAGACAGCGTCGGGGACCGCAACGTCTTCGCCCGTGGCGATCCGCGCCTCGAGATCGAGGGCGCGGCGGAACCGCTGCTGACGGGTCTCCTGAACGCGCAGCGGCGTGACGTTCGCCGGACGCGTCTCGACGGCGATCGGGACTTCGGCGGCAGCGGCCGCCAGGATCTCGGCGGCGCGCTGCGAGATCGGAGCCGGCTCCGCTTCGCGGCCGACCTTCAGCGCCTCGCGGATCGCCGGCGTCTCATGGGCGATCTCGCGCTTGGGTAGGGCGACGAGGTTCGGGATGTCGCGACGTTTGACGTCCAGCACTCGCTTGATCAGCGCCGGACCGGTGACGATGTCGCGGATGGCGCGGCGAACGTCCTTGGTCGCTTCGGCGATCCGCTCGGCGGTGATCTCCCGCTTGGCGCGCAGCAGCTCGGCGGCCGAAATGCCGGCCAACTCGGGGCAGATCCCCTCGCCGATGTGACGGCCGGTCTCGGCGTCGAAGACGATCACGCGCCCGGCGTCCATCGGATCCATGCGCACCAGAACCCGCTCGCCGGGCAAGGCGGCGTGCACGACGTAGTGATGGTCGGCGACGCGCACGCCAAACTTGGTGACGGTGCGGATACCGCCGGAGCCGGCGATCGGCATCAAGAGGATGTCGAGCGCGCGCTCGTCCACGGTCGCCTTCGCGGCGGCGGACGCGGCGGCGACCTGATAGGGTGTGCGATCTCCGAGACCGCCGTGCGCGCGGTGCGAATAGACGACGTCGATCCAATCGTCGACGTGCGCCTGCAAGGCCGATCCCGTCAGAGATACCCCGAACGCTTCGGCCGTATCCTCATGCAGGCGATCGGCGAAACCCTTGCGATCCTCGATCCGCTTCCGATCGGCGACCGAGTGGCCGATGAAGCCGGGCAGCAGCCGCGCGCAATCGTGCTGGAAGGTCTCGATGACGCGCTCGACGTGCCCCTTCTGCTGCGGCGTGTAGGCGATCGAGAGTTCCATCTCGATCTCGAGCGAGGCGAACAGGCGCTTGGTTGCCTCGGCCACGAAATCCGAGCCGTTGTCCGTCTTGATCTTCTGCGGCGCGCCCCAGGCGAGGATCGCCTTGCGGATCAGCATCGCCACGGCGCTCGCCCGCGGAGTCCGGCTGACGTAGAGGATCGTCCGACGGGTCGCGATGTCGATGCAGGCATAGATCGCGTGGCGTCCGTCGACGCAGAGTGCGTCGACCGGCGAGGCGTCGATCATCCACAGCATGTTCGGTTCGGTGACCCAGCGATAGGTGCCCACGCCCGCCGGCGCCATCGTCGAGCGATAGCGGTCGGGGTCCGACAGCTTGGTCAGCGCGACGGTTTCAGTCTCCCGGAGCGCCTTCAGCGCAGCCTGGAATGTCCTCACCGGCGGCATCGGCACGGTACGGCCCTTGTGATCGGTGAGCGTGTCGCCGAACTGAGAGCGGCACAGGGTGCGGACATGCTCGCCGGTCAGAAGCGGCTGATGCGCGACGAGGGCGAGCAGGAAGATCCGCACAGCTCCGCCGTTCGCCGTCTCGAGCAGCCCCTTGCCCTTGCGAGCGAGGCTCGGATCATGCGCCAGCCGGTCGGCGCGTCCGAGGAACTTCGCCGAGCGCCAACGGGCGAGCGTCCGCTTCGACAGGCGCGGGATCATCTCCTTGATCCAGCCGTCGACCGCCTGCGTGCCCATGTTGTAGCGATCGACGAAGATCTGCGCCCGCGAGGCATCCGAGAGCGGGTTCGCCCGCGAGAACACCTCGAATGCCGCGACGATGGCCAGTCGCGCGTCTCGCTCCCGCGCCGCCCGATCGGTGAGACCGTCGCCGAGCGCCAGATCGGGCGCCGCCACGACCGGCGCCGCTTCGATCCGCAGGTGACGGCGCGAGTATTCCAGCTTGGCGAGCGTCGGCAGCAGATTGACGTGGTATTCGAGGCCGCCGCCGCGCCCCTTGCGCTCGCGGCACCACGGAATGCAGTCGTTCCAGCCTTCGCGGGCGGCGTAGAGCTTCATGCCGTATTCGCTTGCCGGGAGATCCGGCAGCGCTTCGGCGGCGAGTTCGCGCGCGGTCAGCCAGTCTTTCACCGTCTCGCCCTCCACTCCGCGTCCGCGGCCTTCTCTTCCTGTTCGAGCCGTTCCTTCAGCTCGCGCGCTTTCTCGCGCCTGAGCAGCGCCTCGTACTTCGCGTCGATGGCGATCAGCCCGACCTCGGCGAGCAGCAGGTTCAGCGCCCGCGCGTCACCGGTGACCGCGACGAGGGCGACGAGGCGCAGCGCGCTGATCTCGTTCGCCTTCTCCTGCGCCGCATAGGCGTCGAGCATCGCCTTGGAGATCGGCTCGCCGAGCCATTCGGTCATCGCCCGCGCCGTCTCCACCCGCCCCTCGGTCGTCTCCGACAAGGTGCGGGCGAGTGCCTTCTTGAGCCGGCGACCGCGTGTCCACGCCTTCACCTCGTCCTCGGCGAAGCGCGGCACCACCGGCTTCGGTTCGAAGTCCTGGAAGAGGTCGAGCGTGGAGCGGTCGCGGCGCGTCATGCGGCTTTGCGGCTCCCGCGCGTCATGAGCCAGCGGTCGATCGCGTCGGCATGCGCCGCGAAGAATCGATCCTGGTCGGCTTCCGCGAGCTTCCCGAAGCGATCCGAGACCTTCTCCCAGCCGGCGAACCGCACCGGCGCAGGGATCCGATCGAGCACGGCGATCGCCTCGGCGACCGTGCCGGCCGTCGGCGGATCGGCGAGGAGCAGTCCGACGATCTTCGCCTGACGCTCCGGATCCTGTTGGGCGAGCTGCAGCAGCTCCGACGTGACGTCGGCGATGGGCGCGGCGGCGATCCGTTCGCGGATCTCGAGATCGAGACCGGCGGCGATCTGGACCGACACCTGGATCGAGCGTTTGGAGATCCGCAGGGCTTCGGCGGCGGCCTTCGAGAAGCTCATCGAAAATGCCGCAGAATCCTGCGCCAATTTCTCCGGGTCGAGTTTCTTCGCCCGGCGGCCACGCTTCGGCGGCTCGTAGGCCGCTTCGTGGATCTCCTTCCAGGTCGCCAAGTTCACCGCTCGGTCGAGCGCCGTGAGTTCGAAGCGGATCATGTTCTCGCGGATCTCGCGCAGGCGGATCGCCGCCTCGTCGGCGAATTCGGCCGCCGTGCGCACCACCGCCTCGATCGTCGACCGCTCCGCGAGGAGATGCGCTTCGGTACGGTGTCCGCCGGCGATCAGCCGATAGCCGGTACCGCGCTCGACCACCTCGATCGGCGGCAGCTCTTCGCCGGCGCGCAGCGCTTCGGCCATCGTCTCGGCCCAGGCGTGATTGATCGGGCGCAACCGTCCGCTGCGGTCGATCCGGGAAATGTCGATGGTCTGAATGGTCATGGGAGACCCGTTCGAAGGGAGTTCGAAAAGCCCCCGGGCGCGCGTCGAGCGGTCGCCCGGGGGAGGTTCAGGGAGGAAGGGAGGCTCCCACCCCACCACTTGCCGCAGGTGGCGCGTGTCCTCAGACTTTGAGTGCAACCAACCGAGTCGGAGGAATGGAAATGCCGGAGGCTCCCCATCCACGGATCGTGCTGCTGGACACCAAGGTCATGGCGATCTCGCACATCCTGTCCCTCGTTCTCCGAACCCTCGAAACCGTGGAACCGGGGATCATCGAGAAGGTCTCCGAGACGGTCGATCCGGAGATCAGACGTCTCTTCGGTGGAGGAGAGTGCGAAGAGATGGACGAGTTCGCCCACGACTTCCGGGCGCAGGCGCTCTCTATCCTCGGGACGCCGTCGCTTCGGAAGAAGTTCGACGAAGGCGCTCCGATTCCGCCTTGAAATCCTCCTCCCGCCGGCGTGCGATGCGACCGTTCACGCTGTTGTCCCAGGCGATCTGATCAGCCTCTCGGTGAGCCGGACCGACGAACCACCACAGCAGGCGGCCGATCGCGAGACGGAGCGGATTGACGGGGTTCGTCTTCATCACAGCCTCCCCGTGAGCACCGCGCTCCAGATCAGGAGTGCCAGGACGAACGCCCCCATCGCCGCGCCGGCGATCAGGTCGACCGCGACGCCCGAGGCGGCGGTCATCCGGCCGCGCGCGCTCGTGGCGACGGTGGAGACCCACCGACGGCCGGCGCACATGGCCTTGCGAAGGAAGACGGCGAGCGCGGGGCGCACGCTCGCCGCCGGACGCGCCGCCCGGGCCGGTTCGGCCTCGTGCAGGGGATGCGGCGCGAAATGGGGTCGGATCGCCGGAGCGATCGGAACATCGAGGGCCATGATGTC